TCATCAGCTCAGGATCAATCGACGGACGCCCGATCGGGCTATAGAAATCGGCGAGGTAATGGCGCAGGTCACTCAGATCGAGACACTGATCAATGCTGCGCAGAAGATGGTTGGCTGGGATGTGATCTTCAAGGTTGAACGAGTAAAACAGCCGATCCTGCCCACTCGATAACTGTCCCATCATGCTCTGTGATCCCCCGCCGGCCAATGAAGCAATTTTGCCGCAGGTCAAACAGGGGGAGCTACTTTTTCAACAGAATCGGCCGAAAGCCGCCGGTCATGCAGCTCGTCGCCTAGCCCTCGCTAGGATCGCCTAGCCTCAGATAGTGTATATGTATACAGCATCATGCAAGCGAACTTCCATGAATTTTGAACAAGCCAAAGCGCTGAGAATCCAGCAGTGGCGCAGTACGGTCGACGATCACGACTTCCGGTTACAGAACCCTGAGGCGTATCGGTCCAGCCTGCTTTCGGCAAGCGCGAGGTTGGCCGAGGAACGGTTGATTGATCAAGACGACCAGTTTGGCATGGACGAATTAGCGAACTCCGCATACTGGCTCGCAGTTGAAGAGCTGCAATCGACATCGGTTCTCTATCACAGCGCGTCTCATTACGACCTTGTCGCGCGAGACGGCTCCTCAAACCTGGGCACGATTCGTCAATCAACGTTTTCGGAGAAAAGCGAGGGCCGCCGCATCCGTCCCTACGACGGAAAAGTGTATCGCCAAGGTGAAGAGCTAAAGCTGATCTACAGCGCGTCGCCAACCACGGGCGTGATTGAGGGGCTTGTCCTTACCTTGGATGACGGCCGCCAGTTTGATCTAATTGAAACAGCCAGAATGATCCTAGGAGTGATCTATACCCCTATTGAAGATCCAGACGTCTACCGTTGGCTTGTCGATGCTCTGCAAATCGCGCGCGAAAATCGAAATTTAGTGCTAATGGAGAAGCTCAGGCCGTTTGCGGAGCTGGCAAGGTTCGTCCTGTGTTCATCGTGCTTGGATCGATTTGGCGAGCGCGACGACTGCCTACCTTGCAAGGGCTTAGGGTTCGTCGAAAAACCGAAATGCCTGGGCAAACTTCCCTTAGAACGCCGGGGTCCACTGGACATAACCAGCGTACCCGAGGTGCAAGATGTGCGGCGGAGTTGAGGCAGCGGATAAAAATAGAGCGTATGAACGGGTCAAGGTGTATTTCCCGAACCCCAAGGCAGCAATTCCCGTGGTGCTTCAGGACGGGACGGATCTTGGGTGGGTGAGATGGGGCCGGCGCCGCGAGGAGAAAGGCACAGGCCCATCAGGTGGGTGGGCAAAACTAGAGACGGTGGAACGAGGGGGATGGGAAAAGTATCACCCGCAGCGAGCGCTGGGGCTTGTGCAGCGATACATGGAGAAAGATGCAGAGCGTGTCTCACACTGGTTCGATATGAACGAGGGCTTCGGGCTTGAATGCCTAATATTAGGTGAAGGCGATGCTCGGCGTGTGTACATAGTCACTACATCTCCTCCTCCGGAATATGCATTCATCCACGACCGTTGGCCGATGATAGGGCGGCTTCCAGACGGCACAAGCTGACCCAGAGAGGCACAGCGCCACCATATTACGAACTGTATTTCTGGCTTATCCTCTGGTCCCTACGAACCCGAGGCTGCGCCATGGATAGACTAAGTAGGGCCGAAATAGAGGATGCCTTGGGACGCCTGCTACCTGGCAGCACGGTCAAATGTGTTCTTTGGGGTGACGATACTGCCTCACTTACGGTAACAGGTGAGACCGGGGAATCATTTGCAGTGGTGGGTCTGGTGAGAAGCGACTATCGAGGGGAAGCTGGGTTAAAAAGCCTCGCTAAGCATATATTTGAGGACATTCAGCTAGCTCGACAGGGATTGAAAACCCACAGAGCGAAACCATTGGGCAATATTGGTAATCAATCCAGCACGACCGTTGTTGTGCAATCTAAAGCCCGCCACTAGGCGCGTTTCTGTTTTTTTGGTGTTAATTCTTGTCCGATCCATCCTTAATAACCGGGCGTAGAAAGCCACAGCCTCTTCAGCAAGCCCTCTCCATTCAGCGTAATCGATTATCCCCTCTGCCTATATTCGTCAGCAATTCGGAGGAGAAGGTCGTACTGTTTTTCAGCGTCGGGACTGCTATCCGGCCGCCTAAGGAGCTCTCTCCATACACTCAATGCCTGCCCCTTATCCAGCTCAGCCATCGTCCTTACCTCCCAAACATCATCACGTTGTTGAGCCTAGCATCAAGGTAACGTTCCAATTTATGGGATGTGCTATGGGAATGCGGCCTTAGCTCCGGTAGGGCAGCAAGCTGTAGGCTACCGTCCATCTGTAACCAAAGCGCGGATCCCAGTACCGGTCCATCGTGGGGGACCTAAAAGGAGATAACCTTGAAGACTGAACAGCGTCTGCAACAAAAAGTCCTGCGATATGCGGAGGCAGAAATACGCAGCATTTTGATCGGTCATGGATCCGCGCTGTTTCACTATCACCAGTTGATCATTATGCTCAACGGTTACGTTCACTGCGACATCATCAGTCAGCGCGAGGCAGATGCAATCGCAGGTGATGCCAAAATGGCTCTGGATAATTCTCTGCGTCATTGATCATATTGCGTGAGCTCTTTCACATATGCCTGGCATGCAACAAGCTTGATTATTGCTCGGTCTCCATCGTCGGTGATGGCGATAATTCGCTGAGCATGCGCTGGGTCAAGTTGGGCTCTTGCTCCTCCATGAACCACGCCGACGGCGCCGGTACCGGCAAGCACTGGGCCGCCATGGGCTGAATTCTGGAGGAGGACTGACAGCCGCAGATCAGAAGTGGCAAGACGATCACGGAGGCGAGCCTGATTTGTTTGTGCATCGCTCAGTTCCTTGTAGTGGATTTGTTCGCTGGCCGATAGACGCTGCTCGAGCTCCAGGCGCCTCCGCTGCTCTGCTTGCATCTGATCTGTAGCCGCGCGGCTGAGGGCATCAAGGTCGGCTTGGTGAAGACCAGCCTGTTCTGCTAGCCGCTTTCCATATCTCCAGTCCTGAATCTTCCACGTCCCGCCAATAGCGATGATTAGCGCAACCGCAACGCCGACCACCAGAAGCTTCAATGTCGCAGGATTCATGGCACACCTTTTAAGAAGACGTGGTTCCCCAGGCGGAAGGTTTCAGTTGCACCTTGTACCCATGTTGGTGGCTTCGGCATGGTGGTCGCGTAGTAGTGGGTCGCACCTTTCGTCATGTCAGGCTCGCCCCCGAAGATAACCAGGTCCGCCGCCCGCTGTGCCTGGGCGAACTGCTTCGGCGGGATTGGCTTGGCTCCACTCAAATACGGATAGTTCGGGTCGTTCTTGTTCCAGCAACTGAACTGGTACGGTTTCAGGCAAACCCCGGTATAACCCTCGCCCCACCATGAGCGATCCTTGCCATCATTCACGCGGTTGCGGATTACGCAGCCCACGGCAACCTGGCCAGCCAGCCCCTCCCCGCGGGCTTCGGCCCACAGCGTGCGCGCGAGGATGTCGCGATCCTTTTCTGTTGTGGTCATTTACATTTCTCCAGGCAAAAAAAATCCCGCTCTCGGCGGGCTTGGAATTGGGTTGAGCGAAATGAACGAGTTAGAAGCCGGTAACGTCTGCGACCATAATCACGGGCATTGGCCCAATCGGTGAATTGGCAGGCGGGCTGGTTGTCGGCGGCCCTTGATTCGCTAGAAGCCCCGATGTGACAGTTCCACCTGACACCCTGACCGACCGAATCATCACCATGAACGCCAGATTTTGTCCTACCTGATTCTGGCGATATCGCGTGTCATAATTGCTGATCCCACAGGCGTAGGTACGGCCAATCGCGACCGGCAGTGAGAACGACTGCGTGTCCGAACTGGTTTCATACACTGCGGAAATCCTGAGGATTTTGTTGTTCGAGTCGAAGGTGAGGTTTCCTGCCGAGTCAAAAAGCTGCAACCCACAACGCGACGGGACAACAGGAGCATCGCCAAAGCAGTAGCACACGACGCTGTCGGCAGTATTCGACCAGAACTCGTAATCAGCGCTGCTGGCAGTAAGAACAACGCTCCTAACTGCAATGGACGATGAAGCCGCCGTCTCACCGAAGAGGACAAACTTGGTTGCCTTGGGCAGGCTTAAAGCAGCCCTATAAATGGTCGAGCCACGGGTCCAACCAGAGATAGTGAATTTTCCCAAAAACGAAACCGTCAGGACATCTGAATCGATCTGAAGGGTGTTGGTGTCCCTGAATACCTGAAGCCCTATTGGCATCTACCTAACTCCATAGAAAACCTGGCACCCGACCCTAGGGGCATTCGCAGTGGTGCCCTGCCCCCGGAAGTCGGAAAAGCTCCACGAAATGGTGGTCCCATTGATGGTGATGAACGGCACGCAAACAACCGTGGTATCTCCCCCACCCACCCCTTTTGCAGAGAAAAACCATGGACTTCCCCCTGCAAACCCAGGCACAAAAACAGAACCATTTATCGTTCCGGTGAAAAACGACCCTAGGTATCGCCCCGTGATCGTATCGGTTGTGAAGGACACCGAGCCGTCAGCGTTGCAAACCTCTAATCCTGCTGGCATCACCAGATCCCCAGACGCACTCGAAGCTGCCCTGCCTGATCGAAGACCTGAACAACTTGGTTATTGATAGTGAGCTTGCCTCCACCCGAGACCGCTCCATTGAACTCAATTCCCCCCGTCTTGCTGAGCCTCCAACCCGAAACACCAGGTACATAATTGGTTGATTGAATGGTGTCGCCGATCTTCGCATTGGTGATCGATCCGTCCTGGATAAACGCCGCCTTGATGTAAGCGGTATTGTTCTGCACCACGAACGGATAGAAGACCTCCGAAGCGTTGGGATCGACTATCGCAAAGCGGCTGGCTGCAATGAGGACTTGGCTGGTGATGATTCCTTCGTCGTTTTCTACTCCAACCCCGATCCCGGCAAGGTAGGGTTTCCCATCAACAGTAAGCTGGGTCTTGATGCTGTACATCGCGGCAAGCTCGCTCTTGAGAGCGTCGATCTCTATCTGGGCGCCGCCGGAATCGATTTTCTCGAGCAAGTGCTTACTGAGCTGGGTTTCCGTGATCTTATCGTTCAGGTAGTCCAGGATTGGCCCGGCATCAGCCGACGACTGCCCAAAGACTGGGCCGAAGAAAGCGCCCATATTTCCGACCCGATCAACCAGGCGTGCCCAGAAGAAATAGGTTTTTCCGGGAGCGAGTCCCATGATGGTCAAGTCAGTCTGTGGGTAGGTGTAGTCACCGAATTTGGTGGCGTCTACGATCTCGTTGGTTTCGCTATACCAGATCTCCGTCCGTTGCAGATCCGCAGTGCTTACGCCCTGAGGAATCTCCCACTTCAGTTTGATACCGAACACGATCGACTCGGCAACGAACGAGGAGACTTCTGGTGGCGGCGTAGTTTTTCCGTTCAGCACCGTCTCCGCAGAGGTTGCGAAAACAGAGCCGATATCGAGCGAGTTGATCGCTCGCACCTTCGCCGTGTACCTGCCGGCATAGATCCCGCTGACGTCAATTGATGTCGTCCCGGTACGGCCTGCAAAGATCCAATCACCTTCATCCTTGCGCCAATACACCTCGTAAGCGATTGCCGCTTCTGGCCTCTCCCAAGTAATTGTCATGACGCTGATCGCGCTACCCTGATCGACGAAATGGTCGTTACTGAGTGTCACGTTTGTTGGTGGCTTCTGAACGCTCGGGGGAACAACGCTGATTGGGGGACGCTCGATACGGCTGCCATTGTCGATTGCACCGTATTTGCTCGAGTTGTGCCGTACAGCATTGATGGTGAACTTGATTTCTGTGTCCGAAAAATCTTCCGCTACGGACATCACCCGAAACTGTTGCACCGCCAAGGCAGGTGAGTCGATTGCCCACATGGAGTGAAGCGGTGGCAACCCCTCGAGGCTTTCCGACAGCACTACTTGTTGTACCTCAGCCGGAAAACCCGTGGTATCAAAAGTGATGTTGCCGTTGTCCCACGTGATGCCGGAGCTGTCCCAAGTCAGGGGATAGCCCACGGACTTAATGGCTCGAGAGACAGCCTTACCGTTGGGCATAATCAGGGTGATGGTGTCGCCCGGAAAGGCGGTTACATCCGCGTCGAGCACGAGAGTGTCGAGCGTTGAAGAACGCAGCCGGCCACCGATTCGGCGCCCAGCCCTGTCGTTATCCGCGATGCGGATGATCTGACCAGGCCGCGCCAAGGTGCCATCCAAGCCAACGGAAAAGCTGACGCTCTCCGTCTCCAGGCGGTTAGTCAGCAATGCCCATTTACCAACGCGCTGCGCCTGAGCCTGAGACGTGCATCCGGTAGCTGTGATTTCGGTTTGCTGGATACCGTAACGAGCGATTCCGGGCTGGTCGTCTACGTACTCAACCTTCTGCCGATAAAAATCCGAAGGATCGTTCCAGCTCACCAGGGCAACGGTATAGCGCGTCTTCTTGGCAGATCCGGTGTAGTTGAATTTCCCATCGATGACGTTGGCATTCGAGTAGGTATAAACAGGATCCTCTGGTATATCGGCCACGGCCATGACGGAACCGGCAGCCCAGTACGCCATCCCACGGAACGCTGTCGCCAGATCCTGGAGCACGCGCAGCGCATCAGCGCGGACCGAAAGGTACAGATTGCAGGTGAAACGCGGCTCGGTGCCGCCCTTTCCATCGGGGACTGGCTGATCGCAATACTGACCGATCCGATACAGCTCCCATTTATCCACCTGCCCCGCGTTCAGCAGATGGCCGAGTCCATAGCGGAAATGGAGCAGCAAGTCGTAAAAAATCCAGGCAGGATTATCTGTCCAGGCGCTTTTAAGGGTGCCGTCCCAGACTCCCGTGTAGGTGCGTGTCTCTGGGTCATAGTTGCTTGGAACCTTGATGATGCGGCCATACAAATCGAACGAGCGAGTCGGAATCGATTGAAACTGCGACGCATCGAATTGCAGGCCGACGATGGCCGAACCTGGGTATCTCAGCTTCGCGTCGATGATCTCTGTAATTGCCTCAACGTTGGTGGTGTCTGATATCGCGGAGCTGGTGGCATTGGCCGTCAGACGGATCACGCGCACGGTCCAGCCGCTGGTCGCGCTAGGAAGATCGACGCGGTGTGATCGTTCGTATTTTGTCGATGTCTTTCCGCTGAAAGCCGCGTCTAGCACGGACACAAAGGGACCGCCGTCGGTGGACAGCTCAATCCTGTATCGGACCGTGTATCCGTTAGTGTCGCCATTTGTGGTGTTTGTCCGTGCAAGACGTGGAGTGGAAAGTCTGATCCGGACTGCCGAGAGTTGAAGATTGGTTACCGCGCGCACCCAAGGCTGGTCGGAGCGGAGCTCAACACCGACGGCAATTTCGCTCTCCACCGCGGGGAAGCCCGAGATGTGTAGTTGATCCTGACTGCCGGTTCGCACCTCTTGGCTGACGCCGCTGAAGTTCAACGTTCCATCCGGGTTTGCCAGCGGTGTCTCATCAAGAAAAATGGACTGCATGCCGTTCGCCAAGCCTCGAATCTCACCTTCACTCACCAGGTCGAGAATTCGCGCGAAAGCGGTGCTTTGCAGGTTGTCCGGAGCCTCAACGGAAGGACGCGGCTTCGACTCACCACCCTTGCGTCCGGCTATGGCTAGCTGGGTCATGACTTTCCTTTAGGCGAAAAAAAGCCCGCTCAATGGCGGGCCTCGTGATGGAAGCTTCGGTTACATCTGGTCTTCGGAATAAATACCGGCGCTGATCACGGCGCTGCCGACGATCATGCGGCCATAAAGCAACGGCACAGGGTTGCCCTGGACACTGGTGTTCACCGGGCCGTTGAAGCTGTAACTGGGTCGGTTGTTTGGGCTGTCTTGGGTGCCCAGACCTTTTGCCTGGGGACTGAGCATTTGCATCACCCCACCGGCAACCATGGCAATGCCGACCGGCAGAAGCGGGCTGTAGACGAGGCCAACCACAATAAGTACGGCACCGATTATGGTTTGTAGTGCCCCGGCACGCTTTGAACCCTCAATAACTGGAACGATTCGGATGACATCCCTCCCCGTAGGCTTTCCGAGGTCGTCCTCTCCGATGTTCCTATTGCCGTTAAAAATGGCGAAACGAAGGCCCTTATCCTTGCTCTCAAGCATGAATTTTTCAAAGCCTGCAAACTGCTTGAAATAACCAATGATGTCGCGCCAGCCTGCACCTGTCGTGATGCGATGCTCGCGTTTCCCGGTGATTTCAGCTAGCTGCTTGGAAACAATCACCGTTTGCATTTTCTCAGGCAACTGCGACATTTTTCCTCCGGAAATAAAAAACCGCCCGTAGGCGGCTTAAATATTTGTTTGGATATTAGGATGTTTTACTACCCGAGCAGATAAGAAAAATCTCGTCCATGAAACCGCTTAGGGCGCAGCAGTCTGCTGACTTGGGCTCGCTGGCACAGCCTCCATATAGGCCTTAATACAAATACGCTTGGCCTTTTTCACAAAGTCCTCGAGATCGCTCCGTTTCTCTGCAGGAGTGTCTCGCGCAGGATATGTGAGCACCAATTTCTTCAAAATGTCCCGCATGCCGAGCCTCGCTTCTGAAGGCGCACCATATTGATCATTTTGGTAGCGAGGCTGCTCATTTGATTGCCTAGCCAGCATTATCTCCCCTGCTTCGAGAGCGAATTGATTGCAATGGTCGATCTCACCATGGCTGAAGACGATCGTCTTGCCGTCATCGGTCCAGGCCTGCGCCGATAATGGTCCGAGCAGGCAAATGCAAGCCAGCGCGATAATCTGAAGATTGTTAAGCATTGCAGGCCATCATCCGAAAAAACTGAGGTTATCACTCACCTGTTAAGGCAACCAGCATGGACGACACTCAATATGCAGGTGCGTTTTTGTGGACGCATGCTCGCAAGTCTCGCCCCCCCCCGGGCGCAACATCCAGTCTTTTCACTTTCATTTACTGGCTCATGAGCTTAAGCCGTTGCGCGGGCTCAACTGGCTGTGAATGCCTCATTGTGCCGCCAATAGCTCACCGTCACTTCAGACCAGTACCCGCCGTACACATCGCGCTTGCTGTCGCGGTTGTAGAGGTGATGAAGAATCGATCCGGGCGCCGGGTAGTGCTCTGGCTCACTCCTCAGTACACCGTCGGCCAGGTATATCCCCGCATGGTTGGGCACCGGTGAACGGATCTGCATCAGCACGATGTCGCCATGCTGTGGTGCGGATACCTTTTCGAAGCCAGCCGCGGGCAAATTTTCGAGGTAGAGATTGCCGCCCTTATCCCACCAACCGTCTTCCCGCTCATAGCTGCCAAGATCGATACCCATCTCCCGACGGTAAAAATCCAGGATGATGCTGAGACAATCATGCACACCGTGGACAAACTTGCGGCCAATCAGAGGTGCCTGATACCCAACCGGCGCGAAGCTCACCAAATTCCCAGCTCGCACTACATTGTCATCGCCTTTTCGCACTTCGAGAATGTGCCAGGGCAAGCCCGACGCTTCGCAGGAGACGCGATCTGCCTCACTCGGTGTAGCGGGATAGTCGGGATGGCTGTGTACCACCGCGAAAATGTCGCCCCTGTCTTCAGCGGCTGCGTAATCCTCAGGCGCCAAGCGGAAATGCTCGTTCGGAGTCGAGGCGATGTTGCGGCATGGAACGTAGATCTCCTTCCGACCTGCTCTCACCAACAGCCCACAGGCCTCGCGCGGATACTCACCGATGGCGTGTGCCTCGATTGCCGCTCTGTTTGCTTTGTTCATAGATCATGTCCGGAGCAGCCCCGCAGCGGGGAAAGAGCCATATGGGAGGGGGTTACTTTCGCCGAAACGTAGCTTGCAGCTAGTCAGGCGACCGCCGCACCTATCCTTGGCGGCGTCAGTGACGATGACATCGTTCTCGTCGGCAACGGGTGGCCCGTTGTAGCTGCAATACGGACCTCGGTACCCGCCACAGGAAAGCCACCAGCACACATTGGCTACGATCTGTCGTCGAGGTAGTTGGACTCCAGCAAAATCCAGGGCCGTCGCCAGTTCGAACTGGACGACTTCGTTGTCCTCGGCAGCCTTGCGCTCGACATACCAAATATCTGGTGGCAGTTCTTCCTCTGGGTCCGCTTCGGGCTGCCCATCGAGATACTTGCCCAAGGTTCGATGGCGAATCAGTTTCGCGCCGACGAGATC